GTCCTAATCACCCGCCCGGCCAATCCACCCCATAGGACCCGCTTTGCATCGGCTTAGGCATGGCCAAAAGCATAGGCCACAGGGGCAGCCACAGGGCCGTCACAGGCACGAAACTAAAGGCCCGGCTACCCTAGTAGCTAGGCGCAATGGCATGGCCTCAAAAGGCTTTAAAATCGCCCTATGGCATTGCCAGCAACTGGCAGAAACCCGGCTTCGCATAGGCAAAAGAAAAGGACCGCAAAAGCGGCCCCAATTGTTTCGATTGTTTCGATTGTCTAAAGGATTGCCAGCAACCGCTCTAATGTAGGCGTTAGGCGATTGCTTCCCGCTTCAATCCTTTGCACATGCCTTGGGCTTATTCCTAGCAGATACGCAGCTTGTTCTTGCGTTAGGTTTCGCGCTTTGCGCCATTGCTTCAATTCGTTTGTCATTAGCAACAATCACAGTCTGCTATCGGATTACCATTGCGACATAGCGTTTCACCATATGGTGTTTCGCCTTGCCAGTCTGTCCAATATATTTGGATATCTGGAATGTCGTCGTCGTCGTCGTCGATATTGCCTATATAAAATTGTTGAAAATCACCCGGCGTTATGTTTTTGTGCAAACATTCGTCGCTACAATAATGTTCGTTTGCGCCTTCAATGACATATCCCTCATTCATTCCCGCGCCGCAATTGTCGCATTTGTTGGCGTATCTGATACCGTCGATGATCATGCCCAACCCTCCCCGCCATCATCGTTATGGTGGTCTGCTAATGCTTCCCAATCGACACTGTTAAGGTCTAGCATATCCCATATGAAACCCGCTGTGGTGCTATCGCGTCCGATTAGGTCGTGAACATATTCTTCCACCATATCGCGGCAAAATTCGGCTGTGATGGCTGGATTGAGCGCATCCTCTGCCATCTCTGCCCATAGGTCATTGAACCATAGGCCAACTGTCCAAGTGGCGGCATTGCGCCATCCGTTGCATGAAATATCAGTCATAATATTAAACTCCCATAATTGGCACTAGCGCCATAAAGGCCGCGCAGGGGTGGCTGCGCGGCTAATATGGCGTTAGGCTGCCTCTCCCCATGCGATTGCCGCTTGCGTCCGAATATGAGGAGGCAGGCATTGCAACTTACAGGCGATATTGAGCGCAATTACCATTGTGCCGCAATCAGAGCCGATAAAGAGCGCCTTTTCATAAGGTGTCATATCGTCGCGCCCTATAATGTCATATGCGCTCAGACAGGCCTTAAATGACGCCATAGCGCCTTGGCGCGCTCTTTCGTTAGGCGTAAGCATGGCAGATGTATCATGAACCTCTGCCTGTTGAATTAGAGCCGTGCGAAATGTTTCATCATGACAGACTATTGACCGTTCAATGATGTCGCGGGCTGTCGGATTGGCTGGCAAACTATACATGGTTATTCTCCTCTAATGCTAAAGATTAATTGCGCTCAATCATTGTAACACCAGTTCCCATGCCAAACATGCAAACAAGCAATATAGCAAGCGCAACATGCCCGGAAAAAAGAGCCGCGCCACCAATAAGCATAACTGTGAAAATGGTGATGCTTGCAAGAAACACGATAAAGCCAAAAGTTACGTTAGTCATTTTATTAAATCCTTATTCTTAGTTTCGGTAAAGCCTCAATAGCACGACATAATGTCGCGTCAACAAGAAAATGCGCCCCGGTGAAAATTATTTTCGCGGCCCGACGATAGGTCGTGGCGGCCCTATATATAAAGCCTAAAATTCACGGATTGACGCGATATTCCGACTGGCAAGCAGCCAGCAACATTATTGCCCAATATTGATATATTATTGCGCGAACCCGCAAGAAAAAAAGTGGCCGCATCGGACCTAAATCAAAAGAGCGGAGCCTAGCGCCGGACCCCCTCCCCGGTTTATGGAGCAAAAATTTAGCCCCCTCCCGGTTTATGGGCCAAAACCCCTCCTACGATTTCTGGGCCAAAATTATCCCGTATACGATTTATGGAACAATTTTCTTTACGCCCAGCGCCTTCGCGCACTCGCCAGACCAATACGCAAAACCGTAGATCGGAACACCATCATCATCAAGCGGATCAAGGCCGCGCTTTGCTGCGTTATCCAAGATAACCATCAGATCGTTAAGCAGCGCCGCAGCAAACAAATGCTTTGGCCCTTCATGCTCCATATTATCATTCATGTTAAAGCCTATCGAGATAGCGTTTCAATATACGGTCAAAGTGCCTTGGTAGGCTATAATTTAATTGCTCCCGGCCAACCTTGTGGAAGGGATATATGGGTTTGTAATTCACGTTTCTGGCGAACGCAAGCATTACCTTCACATCGTTTCCACGGCGTTCTGCGATGCCGATAGGTGCGCCACCACGGCGCAGGACGAAGAAGCTGACGTTCTTGCGGTTCTTCTGCTTACCCTTTGGCATCTGGGACCGTGCAGTCTCAGACAACGCACCAATCGCCGCCAGCATCTCGCTGTAGCGTGCGCCATTGATGTTACCGCCCGATCCTTTGGGATAGTCATTACCTTGAATCGTGAAGCCCCCGGCTGGGAGAATACCCTGCATCTTCAGACGGTTTTCAGAAGCCTTCTTGCCGCGTGTCCCACCAAAGACGTTTGGCCGAACAATGGCGTTGGGCGATCCGCGTGCGGGAAACTCCTCGAAATATGTCCCAGAGTTCGCAAGACTCTGGCCCAGCCGCTTACCGCCAAACTGACGATCACGACCATAGGGCAGAGCCTTGACCAAACCTTTCTTAACGTATGGCGATACTTTGGCGAACGACAGACCCATCTCGTCAAGCTGACGCTTATGAACATCATCCACCGTGTCAGCCATCGCACCAACGACAGCCTTCTCAATTGTCTTGGGCATCTCAAGCAGCATCTTGAACTTACGATCCAGATCGGATGTGTCCATCTTTAGAGCCAGCATTTAGATTTCCTCAAATTCACCACAGAAGCTGTAGGGACTCACCACCGGATTATGGAACTTAACTCTGTTGCGCTCATCAGCGCCCGTGAACACGGGAGGGTATCGCTTGCAGTAACCATGCAGCCCACTGGGCGACTGCACAAAAAATATGCAGTCTGAGCATTTCTCTTCGCGGCTCAAATCATCCTCCATATTTTCACTCCTTATATTAAATTGACGATGCGGTCCAGATACCATTGCGCTTTACGCAGCGACTCATCACCACCCTTATATTGCTCACGCCAAATATACTTCAGCGCATTGCCTTTGCAGTACCCTCTAAACTCCTCCGGTGTCAACGCCGATTGAATAGCATCGATGCACTCGATCTCACCCTGCCGATAGTGGCTTGGTGCATTCACATTGTCAGTCATATCTATCTCCAGTCATTTTCAGTCAGTGCGCGAAGTGCGCAAATTCTCTTGTATCACCCCTATATAATAAAAAAAAATATGTATACCCCTGTAACCCTACCTTTTACGTTAAAATATATATGTATCTCTATACGACTTATATATCTATATATTGCACACTTTTTATATAATATATAGATATATAGTAGTAAAAACAAGGGTTTAAGACAGGTGCGCAATAAAGGTGCGCAATGTTTTTAAAATGCCTTATTGCGCACCTCCAAAATCAAAAGGTGCGCAATACAAAAACCCATTGCGCACCTCGAAAATCACCCTCCGTGGAACTCACGAACGATGTTTTTGACGCCCTTTTCATCACCCTTAAACCAGACATAATGAAGGCCATTTGTCTTGCTGATTTTCATCCGCCGCCCCTCTATCTGCTTATAGCCCATTTCCAAAAGTATCGCGCTTATGGCCCTCGTCTTCGGCAGCATAGTCCCTTCGGCCTCGCATAGCTTATTGAGCCATGTGACATCCAGAACCTTGTCATTGATCACATCGCACCGCATCAGGTCGATGGCGTCCTCGATAAGCGACCTGTCGGGCGAAACGCCAAGGGCAATCATTTCCTCACGCGCAGAGGTGTGCGGCGCACGCCCCTTGGCTGAGAACCCTGCGCTGATCTTCCAATTGCGTAGGAAGAATGACAGGGCGTCTGCCCGGCGTTCGCTCTCGTCGAACAGCTTGGTGAAATAGGCATCAGCCCCCAGCCGACCACCCAACTCCTCAAACAACTGCTCTTCGGACTGCACCCGTGAAAAGATCGGAGCATAGCGCCTATCGTTCTCGTTTACGGGCAGCGCGTCCTTATGGTTGGTCAAGAGCAGATATGTCTGGAAGTTTGGCACGGTGCGCTGATCGCGGCCCTTCTCCTCGATCTGGACCACATTGTTCGACACAAAGGGCTTCAGCCTGTCGATAAGTTCAAAGCGGTTCTCGCCTGAGATGCGGATTTCTTCGATGACCGCCAGCAACGCCCCATGCGCCCATGCTGTGAACCGTCCGCTCAACGCCATCGGCTCTACGTTGCGGGTCATCAGCCCCAACAGGTTCTGCATCACAACGGCAAAGTATGATTTACCAACGCCCTGCGCCCCTTGAATGAGCAGCGCCCAGTTAATCTTTTGGCCGGGATGCTGAATGATCCACGCCAGATAGTCCACCAGCAGCCGCTGTTCGTCCTCATTCTCAACCATGAAGCGCACATGACCCATGAACAGGTCGATAACCGATTGACCGTCCTCGTCCAATGTCTCGCAAGGCGCGATACCTGTCTCACGGTAGGTGTTGATGAACCGCTTACCCTCATGCTCGAAGAAGCGGCCAGCCCCCGGCCAGAACATCGTGTCAACCACGGTCTCGATGTCGCAGTGATTCGCGGCGAACACAGACGGCAGCACAGCATCATCACCGAAAGCCAGCGCCATAGAGTGACCGAACTTGGTGTTGAACGCCTCACGCTTGATGCCGTAGTGCAGATCGCAGTTATAATATTCGCCCGTGGACTCGATATAGACCCACGGTTCTAACCAATCTGGCTTCTCAACCTTGTCAATTTTAACCTTTGAGGATGGCTTGAGTTGCGACTTGATGTCCGTTTTCGTAAGCCCACGCTCTTTACCCCATGCATCATAGACCTCTTGGGCCAGCAGGGAGCGTTTGTCCAGGGGCAGAACGGCGAGGGAGATGTTCTGGATGCGCGACTTAAAGTCATCATACTCAGCCATGCTCTCGACGTTCGAGGCCACCTCAAGCAGACGCTCAAAGGCAGATTGCTCAACAGCGACAGCTACAGACGAAGGCCGCTCGATCTCTGCGCCGCTGGCACGGGCCAGATGGATGACGGAGGCGAAGGTCACAACGCGGGTGGAGTTGCCGAACGAGCGCCACTTGACTTGCATCTGAGCGGGATCGTGCTTGTCGGACTTGGCGGACCAGTCGAGCCAACGCTTGAAGCCTGTGACTGAATCACCTTGGAACTGATGATGCAGCGCAGCACCAACCTTGATCCATTCGTCATATTCGAGCGACTGCGCCGGGTAGGCGTCGAGGTAGGAATCAACCTCATCATCGCTGATGTCAAGCGGCTGGGCAAGCACAGCGCGTTCAAAGTCATCGTTATCGTCACGCACTGGTACGGTGATGACATCTGGCACTTCATGCGGCTCAAGACCCATCGCAACGGTCCATGCGGTAGACAGGTCTGGGCACGCTGGGAGGTACATCAACTGATTCGGCACGAACGAGCATGGATCGAACGTCAACTCCGGCAGCAGGGCCGTGAAGTCGCGGGACACCTCACGATACTCGTCAGGGCTGACGGGCCGTGACAGTGGCACAACAACCCTAATCTTAGGATGCTCAGGCGTGTGGCTGAAGGTCGAGTAGGCGACGAAGGCGCAGTCGATGCTCATCACAAGCATCAGTTCCAGTTCAGCGACGGTCATGCCGACCACATTGTCAATGTCCAAGGTCAGGAGCGAACGGTTGAGGAGATTGGCCTCTTTGCGTTCGCTGCTGCTGTACTCTCCCCCGACGAAATAACGTCCGCCCTTGGTCATGGCGACCTCATGGTGGCTCAGGCGCTCGACGATCTTATACCACTCGAACGACTTATTTTGCACTGTGCCGAGTTCAGTTCCAACGGCTATGGTGTATTTCACTTGTCAACGCCTCCTGTATTTAAAGCTAATTTCACATCGTCAATGTCGAAGCGATAATGGCCTGAGCCGATTCGGATCGAAGGTATCTGTCCGGCCTTAGCCATCTTGATGACGGTATTCTTTGTCACACCGATCTGCAAGGCAATCTGTGATGAGGTGAGCATTTTCTTCATTTGCAATTTTCCTGTTGCGTATCGTTGCACATCGTCATATAGCGTCCAAACCAAATAAGCAAAAGGGAAAATGAAAATGTTAGAAACTAAGATTGATAAACTGACTTCCGCCATCGAGCGTTTGATCAAAACACTGGACACAGCGCAACTGACGTTCGACTTTGACAAGACGACCTCAGCCTCAACCCCAGCCGAAAAGCCGAAGGCTGAGAAGCCAGCGCCAAAGCCAACCACACCCACGGTTACGGTTGATTCGCTTCAGACCCGCTGCCTTGAACTGACCCGTGCTGATAAAGGCAACAGCCCCAAGATCAAGACCATCATTGCCAGCTACGGCGGCAAACTGGTCAAGGACATCCCAGCCGAGAGCCTAGAGGAGTTTGCCTCCAAGCTAGAGGAACTCGCGTGATAACACCGCGTCAGAAAAACCTTAATGATGTTGCCGAGATTGCTGAAGATCATGGCTATACAATTTACGACATACTTGGACCGTCGCGTGTAATGGCTTTGGTCAATGTTCGTCGCAAATGCATGGTGATGCTTCGTGAGAAGGGTTACTCAACCACTGAGATTGGTCGCATAATGAACAGGGACCATACAACTGTTGTTCACTCGTTGAAGAAGGTCAAATTATGACAGCACATGCCAAACTCAGCGCCAGTGGCTCACACCGTTGGCTTGCTTGCCCTGCGTCCGTTGAGGCCGAGCGCGGTATAGCAGACAAGTCATCGCCGCACGCTTTTGAAGGTACGGTGGCGCACGAGTTGGCGGAAGTTGCCTTAAAGAGCAACACCGACGCTGACGAATGGGTCGGCAAGGTTATGCCTGAGACCAACGCTGAGATCACGCAGGAGATGGCGGACCATGTGCAGGAGTACATTAACTATGTGCGCTATCACACACCGCCAAAGGCTTATGTTGCCTATGAGGTGCGCGTTGATTTCAGCGACTGGGTTCCAGAGGGCTTCGGCACTTGTGATGCTCTGATTATCAGCGGCAACACCATGCACGTTATCGATCTGAAATATGGTCAGGGTGTGCAAGTGTCGCCTGTCGATAACAGCCAAGGGATGCTTTACGCCCTTGGTGCTTTCGCCCAGTGCGCTGGCATTGTCGATATACAAGAGATCGTCATCACCATTGTCCAGCCGCGATGCAACCCTGACATTTTCGAGGACTGGGTAATCGGCATCGACCAGTTGCTCGAATGGGGCGAATACGCAAAGTCAAGGGCGTTGATGTGCGGTCTGCCTAACGCAGAGTTTAATCCCGGCGAGAAGCAGTGCCAGTGGTGCAAAGCCAAGGCCACTTGCACAGCCCTTGCCGCTTTTACAAGTGATGTGATTATGAACCAATTTGATGCAGTTGAGGAACTCACCCCAGTCAACCGCCTGACTGACGAGCAACTGGGTAAGGCGCTGTCGGCAAAGAAGCTGATTGTGTCTTGGCTGGATGCTGTCGAAGATGTTGTCGTGGATCGTCTGAATGAGGGGATTCCGTTTGAAGGTTACAAGCTGGTGGCTGGTAAGTCCAACCGCCAATGGTCCGACGAGGCCACTGTAGAGCAGGATATTTTTGAATTGCTTGGAGAAGAGGCTTACACCAAAAAGCTGGTAAGCCCTGCCCAAGCGGAGAAGATTGTTGGCAAGAAGCGTGCCGCCGAGATCGCTAAATTTGTGGTGAAGCCTCAAGGCCGACCCACACTGGCGAAGTCGGATGACCCGCGCCCTGCCGTCAATATCACGGCTGATGATTTTTGAGGTTGCATCCCGTGAGACTTAGTATAACCTCAATCGGCCAAATGGCTTAAAACGTAAAACCAAAACCTAAAAGGAAATCTATATGTCTATCAAGTTGAATAATGTACGCCTGTCTTTCCCATCGCTGTTCCAAAAGGCTCAGTTTGATGGCGTGGACACAAAGTATGAGGCCACCTTCCTTCTCGATAAGGTCAAGCACGCTTCGATCATTAAAGAGATCGATGCTGCCATCAAATCCAAGATCATTGCCGACCTAAAGGGCGCACGAGTCCCAGCCGAAAAGCTGTGCTTGCGCGATGGCGATGAGACCGAATACGAAGGTTATGCGGGTCACATGACGCTGAAGGCCAGCACGAAGAAGCGCCCACTTGTTCTGAACAAGGACAAGTCGCCTCTGACTGAGGAAGACGGCGTGGTGTACAGCGGCTGCTATGTCAATGCGATCATTGACCTGTGGACGCAGAACAACAACTACGGCAAGCGTATCAATGCCACCCTCCTTGGCGTCCAGTTTGCCGCAGATGGCGAGGCGTTCTCCTCCGGCGGCTCGTCAGCAAGCGTTGATGATTTCGACGATGTAGATGACGAAACATTCTAAGTAAAAAACCCCTGCGGCTCATGGTCGCAGGGGTAACTTTTTGAGAGGCCACCCCTCCATGATAATTATAGATACTGAAGTTTATAAGGACTATTTCCTGCTGATGGGTATGCACCTTGGTAGCGGGAAGATCGAGACATTCGAGATATATCCGGGCCACATCGACATTGACGGCATTCGCACAATGATGACCCGCGACACAACTGTCGGGTTCAATTCGATTGGCTATGACCTTCCGATCATCGCCGCTGCTCTTAGCGGTAAGTCGAACCAGCAGATCAAGGACATTTCCGACAAAATCATTGTCGAAGGCAAGCGCCATTGGCAGCTTGGCGTAAAAGTGCCGCGCAACTGGGACCACATCGACCTGATCGAACTGGCTATTGGTCAGGCATCGCTGAAGATTTACGGTGGTCGGCTGCACGCCCCAAAGATGCAGGACTTGCCGATTGATCCTGACGCCAGCATCGATGCGGAGCAACGCGCCCTGCTGCGCGAATATTGCCGCAACGACCTTGAGATGACATCAATCCTATATCGGCATCTCCAGCCGCAAATCGCCCTGCGCGTGACAATGGGCGAGCAATATGGCGCTGACCTACGCTCCAAGAGCGATGCGCAGATCGCGGAGGTGGTTATCGCCAACGAGATTGAGCGCCTTGGTGGGTGCGCTGAGAAGCCCGTCATCAAGAAGGGTTACACCTTCCGCTACAAAGACCCCGGCTTTATTCGCTTCGACAGCCCAGATCTCAACGCCATGTTCGAGCGCGTCCTCGAAACGGACTTCACGCTGTCGGCCAATGGCTCTGTCGAAATGCCTGAGTGGCTCAAAAAAGAGCGCATTACGATTGGCAAGGCCCAGTATCAGATGGGGATCGGCGGACTACACAGTTGCGAGAAGCGCCAGTTCATCGAAGCCTCATCTGACGAGATGCTGGCCGACTGGGATGTTGCCAGCTACTATCCGAACATCATTCTTGGTCAGCGGCTATCACCAAAGCACCTTGGCACGGACTTTCTGACCGTGTTCCAGAGCATCGTTACGCGCCGCCTAGATGCCAAGCGCGGTGGCGATAAGGTGACAGCGGACGTTCTGAAGATTGTCATCAATGGGACGTTTGGAAAGCTGGGAAGTAAGTACAGCTTTCTGTACAGCCCTGACCTTATGGCCCAGACCACAATCTCAGGACAACTGGCCCTGCTGATGCTGATCGAGCGCATGGAGATGGCCGGGATTAGGGTCATAAGCGCCAACACCGACGGCATCGTTCTACACGCGCCCAAGAGCCTTGACATTAAGATGCAGTGCATTGCTTGGGACTGGATGCTTGACACCAGCTACGAACTGGAGCGCACCAACTACCGCGCCATCGCCAGCCGTGATGTCAACAACTATGTCGCAGTGATGCTGGATGGTAAGACTAAGGGTAAGGGTGTGTTTGCATCGCCCAGCCTCGCCAAGAACCCTGACTGCCAGATCGTCTATGACGCGGTGGCCGCACGCATAGCCAGTGGGACACCGATTGAGAGAACGATCCGTAGGTGCGATGACATCCGGCGCTTTGTCACGGTGCGCAGGGTCACAGGTGGTGCGCTGTGGCGCGGGGAGAACATCGGCAAGGCGATTAGGTCTTATTACTCTACCAGTGTCCCGTCCGACGAGGTGATCCGCTACGTTAAGAACGGCAACAAGGTTCCCAAGTCGGAAGGCACAAGGCCGCTGATGCAGTTGCCTGACGCATTTCCAGACGATGTGTATTATAGTGTGTATTTGGACGCAGCGGAGAAGCTGCTTTCTGAAGTGGGGTATTTGTGATGTTGGAACGTGATATTGAGCGCCGCGTGTCAGACATAGCTAAGAAAAACGGCTGGCTATCCTTCAAATTCGTGTCCCCTGCCCAGCGCGGTGTCCCAGATCGCATATTCATGAAAAATGGCCGAATTGTGTTCATCGAGTTCAAAGCACCGGGCAAGAAGCCGACTGAACTCCAAGATTACATAATGCGCAGGATGGTTGACGCTGGCTGCGAGGTCCATGTGTGCGACAGTATTGAGGATGGTTGCCGTGCGTTGGGTCTTGACAATGTATTGAAATGGGGATAAGTGCTCTCTATAAAGGAGATTAAAATGCGCTTATCTAGAGAAGGTAGTTGTTCAATAAATGATTGCCAAAATCCGATTCGTTCTAAGCAATTGTGTTCTAAACACTACCAGCAAAAAAGGGCACAAAACGAAAAAACCAATTTCTGTGGTTGCGGTTGCGGAGAAAAGACACAATGGCGATTTGTACACGGCCACCACACTAGGCTTTTTGACAAGAGTGAGCAGAAGCGCAGAGCGTCTTTTAATGACGGCTCGACCCAAAGACTGAAAGGTGATCTGAACTCAACAGGTTATAGAAAATATCGTGGGCGGCATGAGCATAGAATTGTTGCTGAAGAAATGTTGGGTAGACCATTAACCAGTAAAGAAATAGTTCATCACAAGAACGGAAATAAAAGAGATAACCGTCCTGATAATCTTGAAATAATGTCTCAGTCAGAGCACGCAAGAATACATATGCTAGAGAGATGGAATAAAAATGAGATATAGGCACGACCTTCACGAATATCAGAATAAAACAATAGCTTTTATTCTGGAAAAGAAGCGTTGCGCCCTCTGGTTATTTATGGGCGCTGGCAAAACGACCTCCACACTCACGGCGATAACGGACCTGAGAGATTCTTTTGCGGTTGACAGAGTGCTTGTCATCGCTCCCCTGCGCGTGGCGAACACCGTCTGGAAGCAGGAGGCCGCTCAGTGGCATCATTTGCGCCATCTCGATGTTGCCATCTGCACAGGCAGTGAGCGCAATCGTATGAGCGTTTTGCAGCGCGATGCGCACATATATGTCATCAATCGTGAGAACGTCGAATGGCTGGTCAACCATTACAAAAAGAATTGGCCGTTCGACTGTGTGGTCATTGACGAGAGCAGTTCGTTCAAGAACCCAACCAGCAAACGCTTCAAGGCGCTCAAGAAGATACTGCCGATGACCGATTATATGGTCCTATTGACAGGCACACCCAGCCCCAATGGTCTGCTCGACCTGTGGTCTCAG